TACGGGCGTGCCTGCTGCCGCTCCTACGGGCGTTAATATACCACCTGCAACTGATTTCGTAGCAAACGCTGGTGTCAGCAACCCCCTGTTATCTACTGGTGCTCCTGTTGCCGGCAACCAACCTCAACCGCTCGTCCAGCAGGGTGGGTCTGCTACGACTGCGACTACATTCCCTACTAACAGTATCCCCGGTCTCCCTGTGGGAAGTTAGTCGTAAGCGCTGGCAGGCCGCTTAAAGTCTGCCGATTTAATTTTATAGGAGGATTTAAAATGAATTGTATAGAAGTCATTGGTAATAATTTATATTATGAAAGTCAAAAAATAGGTGAAATATCTATAATTGAAGGAACGAGTTTATATGACACTGTTAAAAATCTTATAACTAAAGAAAATAGCATGTCATACGATGATGAAACTGATACATTACTATCTTTATGTGAAGATCTTGAAAATATATTAGGTTTTCTTAAAGACTCTATCGAAGATTTAGGAAGATAAACGAATGTTAGATCTAACTAACGCTATCGTTTATGATATTGAAGTATTCCCAAATTGTTTTACTTTTTCTATGGAAATGTTAAATTCCGACACTAAAGCAGTTTGGGAAATTTCATCATTTAAAGACGATAAACCGCAACTGTTAGAATTTTTTTCTTGGTTATCTCAAAACCAAATACCAATGATAGGATTCAATAACATTCATTACGATTATCCTATTGTTCACATGTTATGGCAAAATCCTAACATTTCTTATGAGCATTTATATGCCAAAAGTATGAACATTATTGACGGTAAAAATCGGTTCGATAATATTGTTTGGTCTTCTGAACGATTTACACCACAAATAGACGTTTTTAAAATACATCATTTTGATAACGCCGCAAAATCTACAGGTTTAAAAGCTTTAGAAATTAATATGAGAAGTTCTGTAGTGTTAGACATGCCTGTAGCTAACGGAACTATTCTAACAGAAAAAGAAATAAGAGAACTTTTAATTCCTTATAACCAACTTGATGTATCCGAAACAAAAAAGTTTACTCATTATAGTACAGAAGCAATTAATTTTAGAAATAATTTAGTAAACCAATTTGGTGTTGAAGTTCTTAATTGGAACGATACTAAAATTGGTGAAGAAATGGTAATTCAACAATTACCGGATAATGTATGTTACGATAGATCATCTGGTAAACGTAAGATACGTCAAACACCTAGAGAAATTTTAGATTTTAAAGATATTATATTTCCTTACATTCATTTTGAAAATAAGGAATTTAATCGTATAAAAGAATATCTTGAAAATATAACTTTAACCTCAGAACCTTTTAGTAAAAACGGGAAAACGATACCTCAACTAAAAACTAAAGGAGCTTTTAGTAAACTCTCAGCTTTTGTAGGAGGTATAGAATATTTTTATGGTACAGGAGGGATACATGCTAGTTTAAGTAAAAGACGTATTTATTCTACAAAAGAATGGAAAATAATAGATATAGATGTTGGAGCGCTATATCCTTCTGTTGCTATCGCTAATGAACTTGCTCCAGAACATTTAGGTCATGCGTTTGTTGAAGTTTATTCAAAACTTCCTGCAAAACGCCGTGAATGGCAAAAACTTAAAGGTAAAAAATGTGTTGAAGCAAATAGTGTCAAGCTCGCTAGTAACGGTGTATACGGAAAATCTAATAGTCCTTATAGTTTGTTTTATGACCCTAAATTTACAATGACAGTTACGATTAATGGTCAACTTCTTCTCAGTATGTTAGCAGAACAATTAAGCGTTATCCCAACCTTACAAGTCATTCAATGTAACACTGACGGAATAACTTATTATATTCATAAAAATTATATTCAACAAGCTGCTGACGTTTGTAAAAAATGGGAAACAATGAGTAAATTAGTTTTAGAAGAAGTTGAATATGAAAAAATGTTTATAAGAGACGTTAATAACTACATAGCTGTAGGGAAAAATGGATCTGTAAAACTTAAAGGAGCGTATTGGACTCCAGATCCTACAAATTATTTCGATTCTATTTCAAAATCACAACCTCCTGCTTGGCACAAAGATTTGTCTAATCCTGTTAGTGTGAGAGCTGCTGTTAGTCATATGATTGATGGTACGGATATTGAATTGTTTATTAAAACTTGTACTAATCCTTTTGATTTTATAATCAGTGTGAAAACACGAAAAAGTGATAAATTATTATGGGGTGAAGAAGAAATGCAACGTAACACTCGTTTTTATGTCAGTACAACAGGTAAAACGATGAAAAAACAACTCCCACCTAAAGGACGATTAGGAACATTTAAAAAAGCTAATGGTGTTAGTGATCGTGAATACAATCGTGTGATGAAAGAAACTGGAGGAGCGTGGGACGAAAGAGTTTGCACCAAGAATAAATCTGTATATTCTATAGGTGAGACAAGTATTATAGCCGGACATAACGTAACTGTCTGTAATGACATGCGAGATTTTAGATTTGATAATCTTAATTATGATTGGTATATTAATGAAGCTCTAAAATTAATATTTTGATATGAAATTCCTGATAATTCCCATAATGATGTTTTTAGCTCGTTTACACGGGGGAGGATTCTTTTATTTGCCTAAATTTTTAATAAGTACGTTGTGGGGATTAGCTTACGGTGTAACTTTACGAAATAAAGTAAGTGTTATAAGTATAATTTTGGTAGTGTCTTTAACAGCATTACTTAAATCTACAGGTCATGGAAATTTTATAGATTTAGGAACTTGTTGTAATCTTGGAGAACCTGAAACTTTAGAATTTCTCATAAACCCTCTTAGAAGCGTTTTAAATGATTATTGGTATGATTTCACAGGTCTTGCGCTTATCGGCTTCCTAGGGGCTATTCCTTACGCTATTGGGGTGTATAAATTAAATATTAAAGCTTCTTTGGTCGTTTTAATAGGAGGAGTTTTAAAATCTGTTGCCTATGCTTTAGGTTGGACGATCTCATTGCATTATCCGACTGAAATAGGAGAACTTCTTACAGGGTTTTTTGTTGGTTTAAGTTTGTTTATCGCAATGAAAATAAGCTAACCCTCAGTAGTATGCTAAAAGCAGGGACATCTGAGGGCATTAAATATCTTCTATTACACACAATAATGTACCTTTAATAGAAGCTTTTGACATATTAACTCCAGCTCCGTTTATCGCCATAAATATTGTTTTATATAAATTCTCTACGTTTTTGTCTCCAGAAAGAGGTTGTACATTCTTACTAGTAAGACCTTCTTTCAATCTAAAAGATGATAGTTTAGGTACACTTGTTTTAACCATTACTTACATTCCTTATTAACAGGATTAGGATTGCATAAACAATCATAACGCCGTAATCCAACAATGGTTAGATCTGTTGACGGATTTGTTATAACACAATAATTATTTGTTGTAACGCTCTTGCAGCTCATCATCATATTCATCAGTGGAAGCAGCAAGATTACCCTTAACAACATCTTCCATTGTATTCTTTGCATTATTTAACCTCTCTGATTTACGCCCACTATTCCAAAAAAAGAAGCCGAGCACTCCCTTGAGGAGGGTAGAGAGTAACTCGACTATTGCTTTAATAGTGGAAGTCATGAGGGATTATTTCTTGTTTTCGTCTTTAATAACACTAATTAAACCTATTAAAGCTACACCAGCAGCAATAATTGCTTGTGATAACTCTGGACTTACAGCTACACCAAAACCAGTGACAATACCAATAAGACCCTGCCAAGTGCTCGGCTGTTTAAGATATTTTAAAATAGTTTCCATTTTAACATTTCCTTATAGTTAAATAAAACTCATCAGGAAGTACGTTTTTTAACATATTAAAAGCTTCCCTACTTCTTAGTATACCACATTTCCCGTTAAGTTTACCATACTCCCTTCCAACTATTATGCACCCAGAAACATCTGTATCTAAATTACCGGTATGTATTAAGATATAATCCCTATCAGGAACATTTCGTAATATCCATACATCTTTAAACTTTGTACCATTATACTTTTCACACTTATATCTTCCAACAGGAATACATGATATTCCTCTAGCGTTATATATCCATTTGTCCTCTAGTGTTACACATAAAGGAATGTCATCTTTAATAAGAACACCGAATGTTCCATCATCATTTTGAGTAATACGTTTTAAAACTACTTCTTTTATCATTGAACACGTTTTCTTGGATTAGGATATTTTACATACAGATCTTCTTTTAAAGCTTCCGTACAAATTTTAAGTCTGTTAATGTCATCTGTGTTACGTTTGATATCTTTTATCATCGGAAGTGTTAACATAACAAAATCTTCTTTTAAAATTACAGGTCTATCATGCATGTCTTGTATTTGTTCTTGAAGACCACTAACTCTTTCAGTCAGGACGCCTATATTAGTTCCTTGAGTAGATACACTTAAACCAACCCAACCTAAAAGACCTACGACAACGGCTGTTAATACTGTTTGCATGCGCTTTTCTATCTCGTTTCTTTTCATGATATGTATTTACCTTATCAAATAATTAACTTTAACACAATCTAAGATATATCATATTCGTATATTACAATCTGATAATTCACTGATAAGTCATTACTAATGCGAAAACTTATACTATCATACAATCCTGTCCCATATATTGCACCACCAGTCCCATGTGTACCATCTTTACTAACACCTCTCCATGTATAGGAAGTAGGATATACACCGTCTATATTAAGAATTTCTAAAACTGTTGAATGACTACCTGCCAAACCTGTTCCAGAAGGACCACAATCAGAATAACCTAACCAATTACTACCTCCATCAGTAGACAGGGAAAATTGAAGATTGTTAGTGGTGGTAGTACCGTCTCCTTCACGAGAAACAATTGCTTTATATATCTTATTAGACGATAAAACGTTTAAAAAATCAATAGTAGAAATTGGTCCTGCTCCCGAAGAAGAACCTACAATTTTTATTGGTGACGATCCGGTACTCACATCTAAAATCATATCAGTACCGTCATAAAACACTGTATAAATAGCATTTTGAATAATATCACCTGCATCAAGCGTCACTAATGACCCGCTACCTACATCTTTCTTTTTAAGAGTTTTAGCACCTAAGGAATTGATATTTATCGTTGCACTTCCTGTATTAGTATTAGCCGCTTTAAAAGTAAAACGCTGTCCTGTTTGGTATGCAGAAGGAGCTTTAGCCATGTCTACAGTTATTGCGTCTGTACCGCTAGCAGCGCCGTAAACATACTCTTGGTTTTGATAATCCGCATAATTTATATGAGGGACTCCTCCTGTAGTAGAACCGTTATGAACACATATACGATTGTCTGTAGTATTGATATCTAACTCACGAGAAGTTAGTGTTCTAGCTTCTTGAGTAGTTTCAGTAGCCCCTCTTATTTGAACCTGTGTAGCCATTTACTATACTCCTCTATAAAATCTATCAGCATCTTCTTTTGTGACGAATTTATGAATTTCACCATTTTCAGTATTCTTCACTTCCCAAACAACTTTTTCTTCAAAAATTGTTTCTGTAACAGGAGGTACAAACTCCTTTTTAGTAACAGGTCGTTCTTCCGTTCTCTTAACACCATTTTCATCAATAATTTTAACTTCTCGTAACTCACCTGTTTCAACCTGTTTATAAAAAGCAGGTTTTACAACTTTAACTTTCTCAACCTTTTGGATTACTTTTTTAGGTTTTTTTAACATTATGTTTCCCAATCCTCACTTGTTAAAGTGTCAACTTCCCAATCATCACCACTTCTGCTCAAAGTTTCGTTTTCCCAATCCTCAGTATCTGTTGTAACACTCGTACCTACTTTAAACCCTGTTATTTCATTAACAGCACTTCTAACACCTAAATTGTTAAACGCATATATTCTAATATCATATAAGACATCTGGCATCAATACAGGAAGAAAACGACTGGTTACTGTACCGTCTAATTTGGCAGCAGAACGATAAGCTGTCTCAGTTGATTGTTTATATTCTATTTCATAACGTCCGCCTGAATTTACAAAAGCATCATCATGACGATCCCAAGAAGCTAAAACATTATAAATTTTATCACCGTCTTGAGTTAATGAAGAAATACTATCGAGTGAAAAACCACCTACAACATCTACTGTAAAAGGATTTGGTAGATTAGTGTTTGGAGCAGGATCTACGCTAGTTTCTTCACCAGAGTTCCAATCAAATACACTACTATCTGTTTCTCGTAATGTCATATTAACTACAGGTTTAGGGTCTTTACCATCACCTAAACCTAAAGACCATTCAACAACTTCAAATTCTTTCTCCTCCCAACCGTATCGTTCAAACGTCAATAACATTGTATCACCTGCCCGCAACTGCATGGCATGTAACATGAAAGAAGCTTTAAATACGATCTCCTGACGCGCTCTCTCAAGCTCTATTTTAGCAATACGTTGTGCTGTATGAGGTCTTTGAGTGAAAGCCTGAGGTAATTCTCGAATAATCTCTTCACCGTTGTCAGCGCTAACATAAGAAGAATTGGTCACCGAAGGATAATCTGAAGGTTGACCAGCATTTAAAGGTGAAATATACGTTCCTGTAATTGTATTAAATCTATCCTTACGAGATAATCTAGTGTTAACAGTTACGGGTCCTACTATATGATTTTCGTTTAACGATACTGTAGGACTGTTATATGTTCCTGCTAATATTTTAAAAGACCCGCCTGAATATATTGTTCTTCCTGCCATACCGGAAAGAATGTCTTCAAGATTATCTTTCAATTTAACAGAAGTATCTATCACCCCTCCACCAAAATATCGAGGTTCTTGCACTTTCGTAATTGTAAAACCCGATTCTGTTCCTGTTATATCAACTTTAACACCTGCAAGGGCGTTATCTAAACTTGAAGCTAGCGCAAAACGACATTCACTATCATCTGATTTAATGCGTTGGTATGGGATAACAAAATAATCTGTAAGAGTTGATAAACCTGCGGGTAACGTTCCACTTAACCTAACAACATCCCCTGTCATTAAATATAATTTATCATCAGCTAAACTTATTAAATCCAAAGTATCATCAATTTCAATAGCAGTGAATGTTTTATCATTTGTAGTTACTAATTCTTCACAAATGTTAGCAGCCGCGCTTGAAAATGTACTATCTAATTCATCAGAATTTGCACCAAAACCATACTTGTCCCATTGAAGATAATCATGTGCCATTAAAGCTACATTAGTAGTCCATCGTTCTGTACTATCGCGAGGATCTACTATTTTACGACCTTTAACCCATGCTGAAATATTAGGAACTCCTCCAGGAAATATGTCTCGATCCCATTTTAATCTCACATATATGTAAGCTGTATTATAACCTATATCGGTACTTATAACTTCTGTTTCAGTCACTAAATCTGCATCAGCAGTTGTTTGATCTCCTAAATGTTTTTTAATCCTAACAACTCCAGAATAACGTCCTGTTATTACATTTCCTGAACTGTCCATCATATCATCTGTTATAGGATAATCTTCAAACCAAACCTCCCCGATCTCTTCAACCTCATGTCCTGCCAAAGCTATACAAACATGAAAATATTCATTATCTCCAGAACTTGGAAGCCTGACCATAGGACCACCAACTCGATTCTCGCCATAAATAATTTTACGTGATGTTATAGCTTGTCTAAAAGATCTGGAAATATCTCGCGATTTTAAATCCGAAGAACGTGAAAACGAACCACGTTTAGGGTGTGGCATTAACGCTCTTGTGACAAACCCTATAGCCATACTGATAGCTACACTAACCAATATGTCACCTAAAGTCACTGCCGCCAAACTAGCAGCTATTTCTGCACCTATCATTGCTACTAAAGGAGGCATGTAGAACTCCAAACTTTTTCAATCTCGGATAAACTAATTTTCATCAATCCTTCTTTTACGGTAATCATCACCGCATGTCTTCCAGTATCGTCTATTATACCGTAAGTATGTTCACCATTTTCTGTAATTCTTACAACATCACCTCTACAAGCCTTTAACGCATTACTATGAGGTTCTCCTAAAAAACGTGTAAACCCGTTATCCATATCTCCATCGAAACACTTTTTTATAATTTTTTTAGCACTTAAAGCACTGTCATATGTACCTCTCCATTCAGCAGCTATATCTGTTCCAGTAACAGCTTTTAAACCATTACAAGCGTGTAACACACAATCGTGTTCACCCCATTTAAAAGGCTTAGTACGAACAGATTTTAAATATTCTGATAAAGCTATCAACTCCTTCCCCATGTTATCTCCTTATCTTGAAGATCTGCCACTTGATCGAAAAATGTATCACTAGGATAATCTAATTTTTGATCTTCAGGTGTGTAAGTACGTTCTTTAGTTTGAGTAAGAATTATTAAATTATTCTCACAAGACACTTTTATCGAAGAAGTATCAGCATTTTCAGAAATAGTCATGACATCTAAACGACCTTTAAATATCATTTCAGGATCTGCGATAATATTAAGAGACGAATCCATACAACCAAACCATATACTCACTGAACGTCCTTGATAATCTTCACTTAACGCCAATGATATCATCGTATTTGGAATACCTGATAATGTAAGATTTAATCCTCTAGCTTCAACTTCTTCAGTTTCGACAGTTTCACCAACTCCTAATAAATTGCCAACTCCAACATAAGTATCACCATTCCAAACTATATCGCCTATACCAGACCACATAAATAAAGTACCGCTATCAAGTTCTATTTTAAGTAACAATATAGGAGCTAGCTTATCGTTTGTAATTTCACTTACCATAGCTGAAGTAAGACCGCGAGCCATTATTTATTCTCCCTAGCTGTAAAACCTATTCTATGTCTACCGTCAGGAGTTGTACTAATAGGGTTCTCTTTTTTTACAAGTTTAAATACTCCTTTAGCACTGGTAACTATTACAGGATCATTATCGGCAGGAGCTTCACTTATTTTAGGCATTAAAGTCAACGTAGCTTCTCCAGAAGCATTGGTATCAACATCATTCATAACCTTATGTAACCTAGAATCAGCACCACTACCTAATTGTATCCAATCACCTTCTCTCAACCAATTTGTTGTACTAACAGAACAACCGTCTATATTTAGATCGTATCCAGTTTGAGAAGCTCCGTTGACCAAAGGTGTACCTCCTGCACTACCTCTAGGTTCTTCAGCTCCTAAAATTGGAATTGTAAAACTACCTTTAAGACCATTCAATTTAAGTAAAAAAGTATTATATGCTTCAGCTTCTTCTCTCGAATAAGTTTCTATAGTAATTTCTATTTGCCAAACACTACCTTGTTGCTCAAATGTTTGTTGTTGAAAAGTATAAGGACTCTCACTAATTCCAACAGCTTGAATTAAATAATACGTAAATTCTGTTACGTATTTGTCTGAAGGAAACTCTATAGGATATGTAATTGACATTATTTAATTCCTCTAGCTTGAGCATCATTAACACCTCTACGAGCACTATCCTGAATAGCTGGCATCATGTCTATGATTTCTTTCCTCACAGTAGCTACAACACCCGTACTTACGTTTATATTCTGATTAACCACTACTGACGGCTGATTATTGTTAGAAGCTTGTGGATCACCATACATTCTAACACCTAATGTTCCGTCTGGACCACGTTCCAACGGCATTACAGCTTCTGAACCCGATTCACCCATCACACCAAAAGAATCACCGTTCGCAAAAGCAAACACTGTAGGAGTAGAAACTATAGCGTTAGTAAAAGCCCCTCCTTTAGCAAATCTTGACACACTATACCCTGGAGCGCTTCCAATAGGAGCTGATAATAAAGCTTCAGAAGAAGGCCCTGCAATTCCACCAAAAATCCCTCCTAAAATATCACCTAGAAAACCACCCCCAGAATTTTCAAAAGTTGAAGCTATAGCTAAATCTAATATTTTATCTAAAATCTTATTAAGAGCATTTAAAGCTGCGTTCTTAAAGGAATCCCATAAACTATTACCTTCTTGAATACCAGTTTTCAGATCTCTAAAGAAACCACGAGAACTATCTTTTAACATGTCTTGTACTTCTTTGGTTTTCCTGATCTGATCTTCCAATTGAGCCATTCCAGCAGCTAAATCATGGAGCTCCCCTCGTTGTTCCACATTAAGAACTATTCCTTGTTGTTCGGCTTGATTTAGTAACTCCGTTTCTTTCTTTAAAGTAGAAGCTGCCAACGCTGTCATATGCAAACCTTGTTGTTCAACTTTTAATGATTTAATACGTCTTTCAGCTCCTTTTACAATTTCAACATAAGGATCTTTTCTTTTATTCTTTTTTTCAAGTTCTTCATTTTCTACGTTACCAAGACTACTTGCATATTCTCTTAATTTAATAGCTATATTTTTTCCAGCTTTAGCAACTTTATTTGAAATATTTCCAACATAATCAACATCATTCATAGCTTTTTGCATTTCTTTAGAAAAAGCTTTACCAACTTCCGTACCTTTCCCTTTATAAGGATTATCAAATTTTCCAAAACTTACTTCTTTAAAAGAAGTTTTAAGAAAATGATTACTTGCCCATATATAATCGTTTAATAAATCTCTAAAACCTTTCATAGTATTATTAGCAGCTCTAATTACTATGTCTCCCATAGCATCAGGTAATTGTGACCAAACCGCTTTAACACCATTATATGCTCCTACAAAAACACCTATAATTTTATTAACACCAATTTTGGCAGATTTAAAAATATCAACACCTAAAATTTTACTCATTTCATCACGGAACTGATAAGCTATTGTTAATGCTGCTGTTATACCTAAAATAAAAGCTTTTACAGGGTTTGCGGCTGCCCACATAGCAGTTAATTTAACACCTGTAACTAACGCAGTTTTACCCAAAATAGCTATAGATTTAGTAACCGTCCAAATTCCAGAAACTATACTACCTGAATAAAGTAGACCCAAAGTACCTGCTAACCCTAATACATAAGGAGTTACAGCATCTATTCCATTAGCAAGAAGATTTAAAGCTCCTTTAGCTGTCATAGTCCAATCAACTAATTGTATCCCTGCAGCTACTAAACCAACTAAACCTATTGACAACAAAGAAACAGGATTGATTATTGAGGTAAAAGCCGCCGCTAAACCTTTTAGAGGATTTTCCATACTATTTATAACGGCTGACAACTGTGTACCTTGTTGTAATGCGATAGTCATCGGATTCATACCCATCGCTGCTGTAACACCAACATCTTGGAATTGAGCAGCGATATTAGCTGTGTTAAACCTGTTCGGCATCAAATCATTAGCAATTCCTCCAGCAGCGAGTTGTGTTTGTGCCCTGGTTTTTCCCATTCGTTTACCAGCAGCAACAGTTTCTAACATCGAACGAGCTAATTCCTTGTTAGCCTTAGCGTCTGCCAGTGCCATTTTAGTAGCAGCTTCTTCAGCTTTAGCGGTTTTAAGTAATTGTCGAGCTTTTTTTATAGCGGCTTTATCTGCTTTTTCATTAGCTAAAAGAGCTTTTAAAATAGCTTCTTTTTCTTTAGTAACTTTAGTCGCTACAGCCACAGAAGCCTTAGCCACCGCTACACTCATTTTACCAGTGGAATCACTTACCCCTGCTGCTGCTTGTTTAAGTTTACTCAAACCTGCCGTAGCTTTATCGAGCTTAGAGGTATCAACACTAATCGCAAGTTCCGCAATTTCAGTCATAATTACCTCCTTCGACTCTTAGCTTTTTCAACTTGTTTTCTTTGTTCCTCTTCCTGTTTAGAACGAATACTCGCAAGTTCCTTGTTAGTTTCTTCACAATACGCTTGATCCATACTCATCAGGATATCATATTCTTCAGAATAAACAAGATTTCCAGTTATTGAAGACCATGCTACATATTCTGTAGGTGGAATACGTTTACAAACTCCATCACTTATACGCGAAACCAGACTATTTAATGAAATGAACCAATTCCATAAATACCTACCTTCCTCAGGTAACAAGAACTCAGGAGCATACTCATTTACTCGCTCATTAAGTTCTCGTCTGGTTTCTTTACCATTTCCTATAGGAGTATCATACCGGACATAAACACGGACAGCTTCAGTAAGCCTAACTTTTAGATCGTAAAAAAAGCTTGTTCATCGTTGATAGCCTCCTCAAGCTGATCTTTGAAGAAAACTAACTGGTCTAAAATTTCCATAACATTTTTACGATTGAAAGCAGGTTTTTCACCATTAAAAGTGATGTCACCATACCATTCCCAACCAGTCATTGCATTAAATAAAAGAACATCACCATTGCGCTCTATGTCCTCAGATTTAAGCGTTTTGCCTTTAGACTCAAGCATAAGCCTTTCATCTACCAGCTTACGTTTAATCCTTTTCATTCGTTCGTCTTTTAACGATAAAAGGGAAACTTTAATACCAATATTTTCACCTGTTACAGGGTGAACAATTTCGATCACTCTTTCAACAGGTTTAAGATCTTTAATGTCCATTTGAACTCCTTTATGCTGCTGTTACGGCACTTGTAGGTGCAGACCAACCAAAAGCTGAACCAGAATCATTAGTAGCTGCTACACGAGTAGTTATAACCTTACCTTCTTCAGAAGAAGTTAGATCATATGTTGTGGACGTAGCTCCAGATATAGCAACACCACCCGCGAACCACTGATAAGCGTAAGTAATCGTAGGATCACCTGTAAATGTTCCATTGTCTGTAGTTAACGTCTGACCTACCTGAGCTGTACCAGTAATCGCAGGAGCTACAGTCATTGTAGGAGGTGTACCACTCGTTGTAGGATCAACCACAATTTCTTGTTGTTGAAAACCTAATGTGAAAACTTCAAGATCGAAATCTTCATTACGACCACCTGGACGTTTAGGTCCTGATACTAATCCACGATTATAAATTATAGTACCTGTACCACCAACTTCTCCATCAGCCCTAACTTCTTTAAAAGCATAGTTATTATTATTACCAACAGCACCTGCCGTTCTTAAAATAATTTGACCAGGATCTGTAGGAATACGAGCTAACTCAAGATCAGGAGAGCCAGCATCAGTCATTCCTTTAGCTTTTTGAACAACGGTAGTATCCCAAGTATCAAAAGTTAAAATATTAGTTGTAATACCAGTTTCACCACGAGAACCAATTCCTGTAATCTCAACCCAAGTTAAAAGCTCATAATCTGCTTGAGTTAAAGTCGAATTTTGAGCAGTTTCACAAATGTAAATTTTTGACGCAGCGTTTGAATTAGCGTATGCTGCTGCTGAAAGAAGATTTTTCATATCGAGCACCTTTTTAAAATATTAAAATTAAGACTATCCAGTCAAGTGCACCTTTTTCTATCCAGAAATCAGCGAATATATAATATGTTTAAAAAAAAGGTCTGTCAAGATAGTTCTGACAGACCTTCCGAATTTAAAACAATTTTAGACTCTTAAATTTTAAGATAAGAATAACGAATTGTCAAGGGAATTAATATTTCAGGAGGTTCTTCTAAAACCGAAGATATGTTAGGGTTATCAGTTATCTTTACTAACACATTTTCTCCACTATCTGTAAATTTAGAACCTTTGATAAATCCATCAGCCACATTGTTAACCATATCTAAAGCTTCATAAACTCCTGTATCGTCAATAGGCCAATGAAGAATTAACCTCATAAAACCTCTATAAGTTTTAACAGAACCCCAAAATTCATTCTCAATGTTGTTAGGAATATAAACTATTTCTAACCATTTACCGTCATCTGGAGTTTTAAATACTCTACCGAGATATTTCACATCTAAACTAAGAGAACTAGTAGCTGTTATAACAGCTTTTTGTAAAGCTTCTAATACATAACGTTCCGTCATTTTTTTAACTTCCTAACAGCATTGTTTATATGTTTTTGCCAATTCTGGACAGCTGACTCCAAAAAACCATCATATGCTTCACGATATTTAGCATAATTAGCTGTCCAACCAAAATAAAATGTATCATCTTTAGTCATTTTAGACAAAGTCAAAGGTACATCACTTTCCCATATATAACGTTTTTTAGGATCTCGTTTAGATGGTCCTGAAGGTATTTTATTCAAAGCTGACACACCTGAAAATCTAAGAAATCCTGTGTCAACATGCATTTTACCACCTCCGCCTTTATCTTTATCATACGGAATTTGTGCTTCTTCCACCACCTCATTAATAGCGTCCTTTAACACTGCCATTATTTTATTTTCAGTATTGGCAATAAATTTATCAATCTTTGTTTCAAAAGAATAATTTCTATTAGCTAATTTTTGTTCCCAACCTATTTTTTCACTCATTATCCACCTCTTTAAACCAATCCACCCGATAACGAGCTCTACAACGACATTGAATAATTTCATCTAAAGGAGCGTTTAAAGAATTGTCTCCAGGATACATTAATCTTGCTCCAGATTGCGTTATAAACGCTTCATCAAATCCTATTCCTTTACCTCGTCCATACTTATTACCCAAATATACATGACTCAAACGTTCTCTTCCGTCACCTACATCATCCCATTCTTTTGTAATTTGTCTTTTTGTTAATGTTCCTTCTTCAATTGCTTGAATATAAGATGCATTTCTACCTCTACTTATTGAATGTAAAGTTTCTGTTCGAGCAATAACCTCTCCTCGATATCTTAAAGCTCTAGCTTTATAAGAAGTTAACAGTTTTTCGATAGTTTTTTTAGATAAGTTTTCATTATTATCAATAGCTTTTCTAACAGTAGCATCAAACCGTTTGTCACGTAATTTTAAATTAAAATATCTTTCGTCTAACTCTTCAAGATAATTTTTTGTATTAGAAACCCATCGAAGTTGATTAGAAGATAAACCTATTACTCCACCCTCTCTTTTACGTGTAGAAAGATTTACTCTACCAACGATATTTAAAGCTGTTGTTCTAGGATTGTCTCCGTTTCTCATACCCTCTTCTAAAGAAATTCTGATATTTTCCTTAACTTCATTAGTTATATTAGTTATCCAATTACTAGAAAATTTACGTAAATCTTGTTCTACAGCATAATTTCTCATGTTAAATTGGAAAATAACAGTCCCTGAAGGGGTTAAAATTCTTTTAGGCCACCCTGATACTTCATAATCAGCACCATCATTGTACGCCTGTTCTATCCTATCTATGATAGGGTTCAAAGCTGCGGGTGTAAAACCAGACACACGAAACAAAGCTTCAGGATCATTATCTTCAATCGCTTTAACCATTTCATCAAGCATCGCTCTGTCAACAATGTTTTCCATTGCTTTTAAAAACACTTCTTGAATTTCAGGAATTGTAAGAGCGTAAAGTTGATTTAAACTACTTCTAGCCAATTTATCCTCCTTTACGGACAATAAACTTCCATGCGCATTTCGTACCAGCAGAAGGCACTGAAACATCTTTGACAATTTTATATGTTTCAGAATCTATCTCAATAAAATCTTTTTCTGTAGGAGTAATATCATCGACTACCGCACTCGTAACCATTAAATCTGATTTAGTAGCCAAACCGTTTTGTACATACTCAAATGACACGCCGCTCACAACAGCGTTTAAAGCAATCGAAGTTTTAATAGATTCTCCAGGGTTATCGTCCGGACCGCTACCGGCAACTACTTGAACTAAATTAACAGATCCTTGACCAAATTCCCCTAAAATTTCAGAAGTAACGTCTTTCAAATCATTATAAATACTCATAACCTTTCACCTGCCCCAGAAAGTGTACTCAACAAACCTGTTGATTGAGGATCTATTAAAGGTAACATCAACTGTTGAACTTTTTGTATCTCTACTTGAAAATCCGATACCTCAGTCAAACGACTATCGTAAGTAACACTCACTGCCTTATCTACTGACACTTTCGAATACTTACTAGGTGTAAAGTCTATCTCTAAACTACCAGAACTGTTAAGTTCTCTAAAAGCAGCTTCATATGTAGCTTGTTCTACTGCATCAGGAATTTCATCACTATCAAAAGTATAAGAAGTATAAGTATTGGTATAAGCACCTTCTCTAGGCCATAAACGCTCTTGAGTATAACCGTCTGTAGGATACCCTACCCAAAAATTTCTATAACGACCGTCTAACCATTCAGAAGCCACAAGTAAGGCAGCTTCAATCACCGCTGTAGTCCAAGAAGAAAGAATAGTTTTTCCCCTAGACTCATGATAAGTGATAAAATCTGCTGCCGTACCATAAAATGTAGTCATTATTCAACCTCATCGGTCTCATTAGCTTGAGTTTCTTCAATGTCGGTCTCATTAGCTTGAGTTTCTTCAACAAGAGCTTTAAGTTTTTTATCGCCTAAACGAGGATTAAATTTAACACCTCTTTTTGTCAAATAATCTTCAGCTACTTTACGATCAAAATCTTCAGCTGGTTCAAAAAGTTCATGTTTGTCTTTATCATACTCATGAAGGTTAATGACTAAAGCGTTTCCGTCTTCACCTTTAATTTTAATTGTAGGTATTTGTTCACTCATAATAAACTCCTTTTTAAAATGTTATATTGAATTAAAATATTATTTTTGTCAATTCTCATACAATCTCTGGCCAACCTGCCCAATTGTGTGGTATATGAAAGACTGGCGGTTTAGTTCCTATCACCTTACCTTCTTCATCAAGCTCTTCTACATCAGGTAAATAATTCATAAAAGCTTCTTTATCAAACTCCACCAAAGGCCACATGGAATCTTCTTTCTTTTCCCACAGCCCTATGATTTCCCAATCTATCTCATAATCTTTCATAAGCTTAGGATCAAAATCGTTTAATATAATAGCATCGACAACCTGTTTACCTTTATAAGGAATTGTTCCAGGCATTATCGTACAAAATTCTCCAAAAACCGCTTGAATAGCTTCTTGTTGTTTTTCAGATAGGTCATCAAAAGTAAGCCCTTCTGGCACTAAAAGAAAAACTCTTTTATTCTTTAACATTATTACACCTGTTCCTTTCATTGTTTTTATACTTTTTATATAAATACTCTACCCAAACCCAAGGGAGATTTACTGCCAGAAATGTAAGAACACAGAGTATAGGGTGTCCTCTCTTACGTATCTGATTAGATAACGCAACATCTGCTTCTAATTTTCCAAGAGCATACTTATATTTAAAATCATGCATGTAACAAAGATCTCCGAACTGATCTTCAAACCAGTTTCGAAAGAAAGGTATATAAGGCATCGTGCAATATCTTTTTTTGTTATTTATCATCACCATTATGCTGTCAACTTAGTTAACTGTTCTGCGGTCAAAGATTTTTTATAATATTTAACACTATAGATAACCCCGTTTAATTGATTACTAGCAGAGCTTAAATAATCACTTCCAATATTCATTTTTGTTATGTTTGGCACTGAACAAGAAGAGTTATACAAAACTTCTCTTCCTTCAACAGACATTTTATAATCATCACATTTATAAGTACCAGCAACTTTTAAACGCCTGCCAATACCTTTTGTATCATCAGATAAAATAACTTCGATAGAACCTGAAATAATACTTTCATACAAAAGTTTACCATTAGAACGATTAAATAGAAAAATAATTCTATTTTGAGAAGTGCCATCACTACAAGAGAAAACACGATCGTGAACTAAAGGATTTTCATAAGGTTTAATAAAGTCAACAACAAAAGTACCTTCAGGTTGATTATAAAAATCACTAAAAACCTCTGTACCTATTCGTAAAGTCTCATTACCTCTTGTCACAGCACTTCCGTTTGTAGGTATATAAGAAGTTGGAAAAGAACCTCGTTCTATTTGCATACCAAGAACTATTATATCTTCACCTACCACAGAGCTGCTGGGACCTACACCTAGTGGTATAGTTACATCAGTAGCCCACACAACATTAAATGTAAGTTTATACACATTAGAATCTTGATATGTTCCTACAACCTTTTCTTCAACGTTTGTAACAGTAGAATTATGCACAGATATTTCAAAAGAATTGCTACCAATATAACTTTTTATAGCTAAATTAACAGAACTGTTAAGATAACCTTCTATTCTAATTTTATCAGATGAACCTTTCATATACCAGATAGAAACAGTGTATGTTATCTCAGATGTCCAACTTATAGGCGAAGCGTTCGTTCGATGCCAATCTACACCCCCGCTAGCAAAAGAACACCCATCAAAAATATTTAAAGCATTTAATGTGAGAGGTGTTAAAACAGCACTACTTCCTATTTTACCAAACTTAGAAGCATCACTATATGTTATTAAATTCGCCCTGGATTTTTCAATCAATAGTCCCTTAGAACCCATACTATAATCAAATCTAGGCTCGTCTATAGATGCTGTTTGAATGTTTCCATCTGCATCTACATACGTTGCTGTAGAAGCTCTTGAGAAGGTTTGTACTTCCTCAAAAGGTTGCCTGCTTTGATTAACTCTATATTGGTCGTTATAATAATCTAAACTTAAAGTTTCTACTTCATAGGGTTTAAACTCTGTAAGATCTTCTAATTGATCGTCTGTCAAAGCAGCTTCATATAAACGTAAATCATAAATACCTTTAGAATTTTGTCCACCCGTAGCATAATACGTCCCGATAAATAATTTTATTAAATTTGTAGGAATAGAAACTGTGGCAGTTCCAATTAAAGACCCGTCCATATAAAAAGCAATATCACCATCTTTTAGCCTAGCGGCAATTCTATGTCGTTCTATATTAGCAGTTGTACTAATAGATGTAGTAACACCAGTATTAACTATCCTAAATGTTCCACCTCCAGATTTAACATAAACTCTATCACTACTGCCACCAGAAGAAATTTCAAAAATATAATTATTGTCAATATCACCTAATAATTCATAATCAACATATATTGTTGCTCCATCACCGAATGTTGAAAAATTTAGTCCGACATCAGAAGCTGTTAAATAATCTATATCCGCAGCACGTGTTACAGCACTTCCGTTCGTAGGTATATAAGAGGTTGGGAATGAACCTTTTTCTACTTGAGAGCCTAGAACTATAATGTCCTTTCCTGATATAGCACTATTAGGACCTATGCTAAGAGGTGTTGTTTGAGAAACGTTCCATACCACGTTAAATGTAAGCTTGTAAACATTAGCATCTTGGTATGTGCCTACAATTTTCTCTTTAACATTTGATACTGTTATACCACTGCCAGCACCAGTCAAAGTACCTCCAATAGTCCCAGATACAGTAAAAGTATTAAGAGAATCTACATAAGTACATACAAAAACTTGTTCAGATGTTCCAGCCATGTACCATACAGAAACAGTATAAGTATCACCAGCATTCCATGTCAAAGAGTTGGTTTGACCGCTATGCCAATATACCCCTGTACTAGCAACAGTAGCCCCGTTAAACATGCTTAAAGCATTTAATGTGAGAGGTGTTACCACTGCACCCAAACTATTTAAATTAGAAGCATCACTCTTAGTAACAAAATTAGTTCTACTCTCTTCAATCAATAGTCCCTTAGAACCCGTACTATAATCAAATCTAGGCTCGTCTATAGATGCTGTTTGAATGTTTCCATCTGCATCTACATATGTTGCTGTGGAGGCTCTTGAGAAGGTTTGAGAATTAGCAAAAGATAATGGATTTTGGTTTATTGCATACCTGTTATTATAATAATCAAACCATAAACTAGGGTTTGTTCCAGCAACAGCACCTCGATAATACCACTCAGGAAAAACTAAAGACTTTGCTAACGGAAAACCTAGTGAAAAAGTTGGAGAAAGATCGGGCATTTTTATCTCGGTATTGGTGTAAGTTTAATCTTAACAGAAGTGCTTGTACCTCCTGTAATCACCGGAAGTACGAAACCTCTACCTATCTTTAAACCATAACTTTTATTTTCAGTAAATGTAAGGTTAGAATCTACACTAGCTTCTTCACCTTCTTCAGTACCATATTTAACTTCTATAGAAGCTCCTCCGAACGACCCTTCAACTGACACAACATATTGACCTCCATCAACAAGAACGCTCTCTGGTGTATCACTCTCTGTAACTTCGTCCCAAGTATAAGAATATCCGACTTGATCAGGTTCTTTATTAAAATACATGGTAACTCCTTTCTATAAGGTACTGGAGGTGACGGTAACTCCACCTCCAGTATTTACGCAGTTTAACCAAGTAAAACACCTATGTGAGCAGGTTTAACAGCTTTAACACCCCATGCTAAACCAACTTCAAAACGTTTTTTATGATAACCGTTATAAACAGCTACTTCAAACGCTAATCCTGAACGAGGATCTACAAGCATTTGACGATCCACTGCTGCATCACCACCTTCAGGAAGTGCTGGAGCACGAGCTACTAAATGAACAGCTGAACGAGCAAACGCAAGATTTCTCACTGTTTTAGCCGTCACTGTAATTGCTGTAGCAGAAGTTCCTATAGCAACTCTAAGACCAGGGTCTGCCAAAACTATAGTACCACCAGAAGACACATCACTATTACCAGTTTTAACAACATATTTATTAGTATCACCAGCAAAAGTGATTACATCACCTGCGAGAATTGTTCCCGTTCCAGCAGAAGCCAACGTGATTGTTGTTGCCCCTACAGCATATCCGGCAGTATTTGTCGTTGCACCACTTGCTGTACCCACATCAGGTTCTTGAATTTTAGCTGATTCTTTGATCGAGAAATTGTTCAAATTGAGCAATTCACCGTCTCTAAGTGTCATTGAAGTACCGGCTTCATTAACCCTTGTAAGATTATTCAATGTACGAAGAGCAGCTCCAGCACTTGTATCAATCACAAGTGAACGATCTGAACTAGGTGCTCCGTTATCGTCAAGAATTTTCTTAAGCTGAGCAGTCTCACCAGTATTCGTAGCAAAAGGTGTAGATGTCGAACCATAAGCCCTAGAAGCTGCTAAATAAGCTGCGGTTGTCAAATCTTGTTCAACCTCTTCAACCAACTTACGAAGACCTTGTGCAAATAAATCTGCTTGAACACTAAGATAACCTGGACCATTGTTAAGTCCTTTCTGTTCCTCACCTGTCCAACCAAATTCAGCTGCACGACTTTTAGTAATGATAATTGAATCATTTTCTATCGTTTGATCTGTAGGCTCGGGAATGGTCATAGAAGAAGAAATATCATTAACATTACCGTCACCAGTAATATGATATGTTACAGGCTCGTTTAAAGCAGCTCTTTCAGCACTAACGTTACGAGTAACAGAAGGAATCATTCCTACCAACTCACGAGATACTACGTCAAGACCCGCGTAAAGATCAGGGATTAACCCTGTAAGTACGTTATCATAAGCGCTTGCGATCAACAGATTGTCTACAGAAGCACTTGAAGAGAATTTAAAACAAAACATTTGTTCTCACCTTTCAAATATTTACAGGTGCGAACACAAAAAAGGCGCACCTTTGATTGAATTGAATAAAAGACTATCCAGTCAAGTGCACCTTTTTCTATCCAGAAATCAGCATGTGTATGGTAAAACTTAAATCTTAATCTGTCAAGCGCATTTCACCATTACTAACTTTCTTTGCAATTTCAGCTTGTTGATTAGGGGGGAGTTGGCTAAATTCCGCACGTTTCATCACTCTTCCTTTACCTGTTCCGCCAGCACCGCCAGTATTACCAGAGCCGTTGCCAACATCAGCTTTCAAGATAACATCTTTTTGGGGGTGTGCTTCTACAAGAAGTTGTAGAGCTTCTTCAGGATCTGCATACTCACCTGAACGAGTTTTACTTAATAAACGATTGCCGGATTTGTCATAAACCACAACTTGTCCGTCTTCAACTTTAAAATTATTTCTAAAAGTAGCTTCAAACATGTCTCTAGGAACAGCTAGATTGTTGCGAATAAACTCACTGTTAGCGAAAACATTGTTAATGTGCATTTCGTTATATTTTTCCTCAAGAGATTTAAGAGCGTTTTCTTTTTCTTGAAGTTGAGTTTGAAATTGTTCGGTAATTTGCCGTTTTAAATCATCAACTTTACCTGCTTCAATAAGCTTATTTGCTTCAACTTTAGACATCTTATCTAAAGCTTCTCTCGCTTTATCTGGATCAATATTTTCATAAAGTTTAAGTTTTTTCTCTAAAGCCTGTTTAGCTTCACGATGTGATTTAGCTTCTGCATTTAATCGAGAAATAGTATTATGTTCAACAACCATTTCTTCACCGGAAGTGTTGAGATAAACAGGATTACCGTCTTTTAAAACAATGTTACCGTCATCATCAAACTTCCAACCATTATCAAAAGCTGACGCAGTTGTAAGTAATAATATTTTTTTCATGTGTTTGCCCTTAGTTTATTAATGTTATTATTATCGCTGATTGCTGTAATTTGCCAATCCTCTGAAGGAATTTCGTTTAAAATACGTTTACTTTCTTCTTCAAACCTAAATTCCGGTGAAAGCACCTTACGTCTTTTAAATTCTGCAAGAAATGTTTCTAAAGATAAATCACCTCTAGCTCTAGCTTTATCAAGTGCTTCTAAATCTGTACCATCGTCTAAAACATTATCGAACCCTGTATAAACATTTACTTCTGGTTTATAACTTAAATTCATGTATTTCATTGTAATAATTAAAGCGTTTTTTAAACAATCTTTAAGACCTAATGCCCATGCACTAACGGCACTACGCGCTTTTCCTGCTGCAATAGCTGTTGTAACTGTTGTAAGTTGAGTTGATAAAGCTGTAAGAGGTTGTCGTCCTAACTCTCGTAGATCTTGTTTTGTTTTATCAACATCTTTCTTCAAAAATTCCATAGAATTAGCATTAGGTTCTATAAATTTCCATTCTCCGTTTTGACCAGAATCACCAGGCAGTCCATATAACACTCGCATTGGTCCGATACCAACTTTTTCAATAGTTTTCCCATCCGGTCCTTTTTGAGGTCGCATACCGTTAGCTGCGAGCATTGGATATGCAGACATTGTTTTAATATACTCTAAACCAGATTCTTCTTGATACAACGTAATCTGAAGATCACAAGCGTCTCTCATTGGCGGAAAAAACTTAAAACTCCGTCCATCCCTTCGACCTGTAATAAACGGTACTAAAGGAATTGTATCAATACTTAACGTACCTTCTTCTATTAAAACAAATTCTTCTTTCTTAGTTTTTTCAAATAATTTCCAAGTTACTATACCCTCGTCAGAACGATTGAAAATCCTTACACGATCTGGAGTTTTATTAACTGCAGGTTCAAATATTCTAATATAATTTATTACCTCTTTAGACCCTATATTATCTGTTCTCACCTCTAAAATATTTTTGGCTAACACATGTGTCCAAAAAGGTTTTAAATTTTGTTTTTTTGCCTGTTCACGACTGATAACAACTGAAGGATCAACTGTAGGATAATCAACAAATATCCAGTCAATTGCATAGTTAATTCCATTAAAAAACGTGAGAGCTGAAAACATTGTTAAATTGTTCCCACAACCATCTACATCTTCAATAAAATCATATGCTTCAGCCGGAATACTCTCACCACCTATGAGAGAAACTTCCTCTTCAAATGGCTTAGTTGCTAACCCTTCAAGCACGTCACGATAAACGTTAGTATATTTACTATAACTAAGCCTAAAATTATAATCATCTTGTTTTTCTTCAGGAAATTTAGGTAAAAAATCTGTCGTGGCTGCTCGAACTGCATCGAGTCCTTCGACTAAACACGTTACTTTATCCCAATAAGGGACCATTGCAGCTATATCCGCAGTTCTTGTAAGTAAATCTTTAGTATCCATAATGTCCTACCTGTACTGTCATGTCATCATAAGGTATTGGGAAGAAGGCTTGAACACCACTGTCAGCAAGGTTAGGAGATTTTGTACCGTTTGGTTTTTTCTCAATAAGCATTTTAAGTCTTCCAGACTGACCTCTTGTAGGTTGAGCCAATTCTTTTTTCAACTGTTCCAGCAAAGGCATAGTGCTGTCAAGAGAAATCAACTCTTCAACAGGATAAACTGTGCCTTCTGTTCTAGCTTTGTGGGTTTTATAAAACCTAGTTCTTAACGACCACCAAGCTTGTGCTTTTAGATTATCAAAAAAATCTTTGTTCATCAAGCTCTCATCGTCGCCAGGTATAATTCTCTCAAAAGGTTTTAAAACTTTAGCCCCTGCGTTCCAAGGAATAAAGGGTATTTGAGAAGCGTTTATCACTTTATCGTCTACAGTGAGCCTGTTATATTCAGTTTTAACGCCTGCACCAATGCCGATACAGTCATATTGACATTCTATCCGTCCGGCATACGGACGACACTCAACAATAGCTTTACGAGCAGTAATGCCAGGATCTCTCTCCCCCCACTCGTAACATTTACGCCATATAACCCACTCACGAAGAGTAAGAGCGTTACGGTCATTCCCGTCATCTGCAACATCAAGCCCTGCGACCCATGTCCCTAAATTATCTTCAACCTCTGCTGCAAAATAAGGAATGTGAATATGAGCGTCAACAGATGATTGTATCCACTCATAAGGAATGACTACATTACTAACGGCAGCGCTATAATTCCTATCGACCTCTTGAGCAAACACGTGAGCCATACCCTCACGTTCATATTTAGCTTTGCGAGAGTCATACCATTCTTGAGTTTTTAAAGGGTGATCACGCCAATCCATCACAAATACTCTGACGTATCCTTTTGGAGGTTTAACACCTTTACGCCAGTCGACCCCATTCTCACGTCTACGATGAAACACGTTCCCAAGCCCGTTCACTGAGGATATATCTATCTGAACATTAGTATTGTCACCGAGCGCTGACTCAATCTTCTCAGGTCGTTCATAGTGTGCTGCTTCATCTTTAAAATACCGTGTTTTACGACCACCACGACCTATGCTATCACCGGACTCCCCTGCTATAATAGACCCGTTTTCAGGATTAAGTAATTTAAGTTTCCCAGCGTGTTTAGACCATAAAAACCCGTCCGGAAGCCATACGTCAGGAAGCCTTCGAAGTATAAGTCTAATTTTCTCAAAAATACTGTCGGGATCTCCAAGCTTGTCCACAAGCATCTCTTTGCGAGATCCCCACCCTGTTGCATCATTTGGTTTGAACAAATAGCACCAAGCGGAATAGGCACAAGCAACCCATGTAGCGCCCATGTCACGTGATTTCTCAACCAACCCACTCTCTTGGTCTTCATCAAGCTCTTTTAAAAACTCTATAAACTCAACTTGTTTCTCAAACAAAATGAACGGGACCCATTTATTTTTAGACCGTCTAGGGTCATACGTATCCATCCAATCACAAATAAACTCAACAGGTCTGGAAGAATAATAATGTTTGGCGGCTGCGAGAATTGCAGGGTCGTCTCGAAGCCTGACTAAAGTTTGTGCTCGCCACCGCCAAACATTATTATAATCTGGAGGCCATTCGTCACGTGTGACAGGACGAGGTCTAGGGACTCTCTCTGTTGTCTCATGTTCGTTCCAACCTATTAACGATCTCATCTTTACACTGTCTCAAGTAAGTCTGTATAAAGCTGCTCTGGAGATTTAGTGAGTTGTTCATCCTTTTTAGGTGGTTTAACATATTCTAACAATGGGGCAGGTTTGTCGGGAGCTACTAACCCCATCATTTCACCCATCGCTTTAAGAGAAGGATGTTTGTCGTGGAGGACGATTTTAGTAGAAATACCATACATGCCAGGCTTAGCTTCAATACTTTTAACTGCTTCCATTTTTTCACGCGAAACCTTACTTAAATCCTTTAATTTAATTTCACCAAATTGCCCCGCTTCCATATAATCTGAAATATTGGAAAAAGCAATAGCGGCATGCTCTTCAATTACTCTATCGGGACTAATATCTTGAATGTGTGCTTCTTCTTTAATCCGTTCGGCTACAGCAGCTAAAACAATAGGTTTGTATAAACATTTCTTGTGTCGAACTAAATATTCATACGGGATAGGTTTATACAACGCGTGAATAATTCTTTCACGAGCTATATGCTGTTCTTCAATAACATAATCAATGTACTCGTCTACAGCTTCTTTTTCACTTGGTTCAAGCAAATCATACGCACGAGTAGGAATAGTATTAGTTTCTGTCATGTTTAAAAAATACTATCGGAATTGTTAATTTGTCAAGCGTTGAGGTGGGTGTTGAGGGTGTTAGGGGTGTTGTGGGTGTTGGGGGTGTTGTGGGTGTTGGGGGTGTTGGGGGTGTTGGGGGTGTTGTGAGCGTTAGGGGTGTTGAGGGTGTTGGGGGTGTTGAGGGTGTTGGGGGTGTTGTGAGCGTTAAAGTTTTGTAAAAGTTTTTGAGATTTTTTGAAATTGTGAGCGTTGGGGTAAGCAAACCGGTTGATAGGGGGTACTACCCCCCTTAAACACGCCCGTACTTCAACGATGTTAACCGCTGAGTAGCCTTAAAGCTTTTAAAGGTACAATCATACACAAACGAACAACAACGCTGTATGAGCTAAAATTTTAAGACCAGTTACTTTTGTGTGATAATGTATATTATGACAATTAAAGAATGTAATAAAAACAATAGGTTACAACAGTTTAAAACGTTAGGTCAAAAACCGTATCGTAAAGCAAACAGTTAAACTATTGATATAAAACGATATTTGTAAAACATTAAATGCTTACAAAACTTTACGACCGGCCGGTCGTATCGGTTATTTATAAAACTTTAAACGCTTAAAATGCCTTCAAGTTTTATAAAATGCCTTCAAGTTTTATAAAAAGGCTTAAAGTTTTATAAAATGCCTTAAAGTTTTATAAAATAGCTTCAAGTTTTATAAAAAGGCTTAAAATTTATCAACAGTATTGTTAAAGTTTTGTAAAGTTTTGTAAAGTTTTATAATGTTTTATAAGGTTTTATAATTAGGATCATCAAAATCACTAGAAAATAGTTACATATTATAGGTTAAGTTTTTTATGCTGTCCTTATAATATAAGTTATATTAAAAATCGCTACTGAAAGTCGTTCAGATGGAAACTAGAAAAACCTTTTCTATAAAACTTAATAAAACCTTACAAAACTTTAAACGCTTAAATTTAACAACATTGTAAAGTTTTATAAAATAGCTTAAAAGTTTTATAAAATAGCTTAAAAATGCATAAAGTTTTAAAAACTTGTTGACATTCACGCCAAATTTTGAGATAATTTAATTAGATAAACAAACAAAAGGATTTAAAACAATGTACAAATGAGATAAAAGAAGGGTATGGAACATATGAACAAGCTTTAAAAATAAAACGTGATTTAATAGCGCGCGCATTACCTGATCAAGATTACACTATTTCTATAACTTCAACATTAAAAGGATAAATCATGCACAACAACATTTTTATACTTACACTAATCTATAGTCCTGCTGTACTATTATATATAGCTCTGCTGTACTATTATTCACACTAACTTAATCGCGCTACTATTACTTAAACGCTTAATCGCGCTACTATTATTTAAACGCTTAAACGCGCTACTATTATTTAAACTAACTAAAAGGACTTAAAACAATGATACTTGATGAAAAATTCCCTAACTTGATTCGCTCGAACAACATATATATATTTGATAATAATTTAAAAATTGAGGGCAATCTTAAAATTAAGCTTGACGCGCCCTTGCTTATTAAAGGATTTAATTTTGTGGAGGGCAACATGAATGCTAATTGTTCTGTTACAGTTTATGGCTGTGAAAGTGTTCAAGGCAATCAACATATCCAAGGCGATCAGCACGTTCATGGCGATCAACACGTTCATGGCGATCAAAAAATATATGGTGATCAAGCTATCCAAGGTGACCAAAATGTTCATGGCGATCAAAAAATATATGGTGATCAAGCTGTTGATGGAGGTCAAAAAATTGATTATCATCAAAAAATATATGGTGATCAACGTATAAGACATGATCAAAAAATCGGCGACTTTACAGAAGATTATCAAAGATATGAGACTTCTCAAGAGATTTATGGAAAGCAAGAAGTTTTTGGCAATCAAAACGTTTTTGGCAATCAAGAGATTAAAAAATCTCAAGAGATTGGCGGCGATTCAATTGTCGGACTCGGGCGTTGTGTAGGTTTATCTATTTCAATCGGCGGAGTTATGAAAACAAGCTTACGTATCTTTGCAGGGACTTCAAGCATAGAAGAAGATGAAGAAGAGCTTATGACAATAACATGCTCTGAAAAAATAGGCGGGGATGTATGCTATGGAATCTTAAACGCGCTACTATAACTTAAACGCTTAAACGCTATACTATTATTCACACTAACTAAAAGGATTTAAAACAATGGATATTATCGCACCTTATGAAAAAGAATGGATTGACGCACATTATTCTAATGATGATGAGCTATGGCGTAAAACTCTTAAAGAACATTATAGCCCTGCGATTGTAGAATTTATAAAAATGAATGCTAGCTATGTGTATGAACACGGATTGAATACTTTTGAGTTTAAAAAAGCTGATCTTGTTCGTGAGGCCATAGAGCATCGTAATCTTAACACTGATAAACCTTGTGATCTTGACGCTGTTTATTATGTGAATGAATATGAACGAGAGTACCCTAATGCTATCCTTGCCGGTGACACATATAGAGACGGCACAACGACTTTATGTGAGAATGGGAGCGTACATGTGAGTTTATATGACAACGAGTTATGTCATTCCATAAGTGGCGGAGCTTTTCCAGTCATAAACCCTGATGATTTAATTCCTAACGGTACAAAGAAAAGATTGTTCTGGACTTGGGGCTCTTGTGGATCTTGCGGGAATGGTGGAATCTACTTCACTGCAAAGGTTAAAAATTGGGAGCTAATTTAAACGCTCTACTATTACTTAAACTAACTTAAAGGACTTAAAACAATGATAACTATTTCATTCCAAGATCATGGAATTGTACATATTATTGAAAATTATAAATCGTTTAATGAAAAAATACTTTTTAAAGTTAAAATATCAAAAACAATGACAAGATCAGTTTTTCAAAAAAGCTTCGTTGATCCTATTTATAGATGTTCAAATAATCGTGAGATCTTAAAAATCATTAATAATTTAAACGGAGTTAAACAGATTTAACACACACACAAACACAAGAGCGCAAAATACTTGAGAATTACTGGCGTTTTATGGCCATGCGGTTAATCGCTTTATGGCGTAAATACTTAAACTAAAAGGACTTAAACGCTCTACTATTACTTAAACTAACTTAAAAGGACTTAAGATAATGAAAATTAATATACCTTTTGAAGGTTTTTATGAAAGTTGCATAACTCAAATGATTGAGGATTGTTTGGATCAAATAATTGAGGATTACGACATCCCACAAGATTCTGATATATCGCAAGAATTTTGGAATAATTTTCGGTTAACCGAAGATATGATGAAAATTATATGCAAGGAATATGTAGAATTATATCGAGATTATTTATTAAACGAATATAATCTTGATATTACATTGACTTTTAAAAAGCTTTATAGCCCTAAGTATTATAATTATGAAACAGATACTATAACGGCTGTGATATCTACCGAAGATGTTCAAAAACTCTTTAAACAAACGGACATGTCAAAACTCGATGAAGTAATTAAAAAACGTCATACTTCGCGCAGTGGTTTTGTAAGCTTTTATAGTAACGATTTAAAAGAATGGTTAAAAAAACCAG